TTACAATTAAATAATCCTAAGAGGAGAGTAACATGGGAGTAGAATCCAAAATCAGAGAACTTCTAGAAGGCAAAGTCCAAGACGAAGCCGTAGAAGTACTAGATGAGGTAGCTGGTAACCAGCAACCTACATCTTCAGCGGATGCTCATCGTCCACTAGACAAAAAGCAAGGCGACGCTACTAACCCTCTACAAGGTAGTTCAAATGCTAATCCTGAGATGCAAGACCTAAGCGGTACTAGCAACCCAGAAGGCGGATTAACTAGCGAGGTAGGGAAAGCAGCATCAGCTAAAGCTGGTAGTGCCCCAAGACCTACTAACTCCGGTGCTGGACAAGCACCTAACTACACAGATGGGGAAGATCCTCGTTCAGTAGTTGCTCAACCTAACTCTAAAGGGAATGTTCATCAAGAAGAAACGGAAGTCGAAGAAGACGAAGTTCTTGAAGAAACACCTGAAGTAGAGGAAGAAGTAGAGGAAATCGTTGAAGACGAAATCCTTGAAGATGAGGAAGTAGAGTATGTCAACGAAGGTGAAGAAGAAGATGAAGAAGAACTAGTCGAGGAAGAAGACCTCGAAGAGGAAGATTCAGAAGCAGAAACACTATTCGAAGAGGACATTGCTAACCTTTTTGCAGATGAAGAGCACCTTTCAGAAGAATTTAAAACACAAGCAGCTTCACTTTTTGAAGCAACGGTTGTGGCTCGAGTCAATCAACAAGTAGAGATCATTGAGAACGAACTTGTTGAGGAAGCTTCTAAAGCTTTTGACGAAGCAAAAGAAAAACTTGTTGAAAATGTAGACGCTTATCTGTCATATGTAACAGAACAGTGGCTCAAGGACAACGAGTTAGCTGTTGAAAACGGCTTACGCAGCGAGATTACTGAATCATTCATTAATGGAATGAAGCAGGTCTTTACAGAGCATTACATTGAAATGCCTGAAGAGAAGTACGATGTGTTGTCGGAACAACAGAAACAAATTGATGAACTAAAATCTAAGTTAGACGAAGAGATTAGTAAGTCAGTTGCAATCAGCGAGGAAAGAGAACAACTACAAAAGGAAAAAGTTTTCCGTTCCGTGGTTGACGATCTAGCTGAAACTGAAGTAGAAAAGTTTTCATCTCTAGTAGAAGATGTCACTTATGACAACGAAGAGATGTATACTTCGAAACTTAATGTTATCAAGGAAAATTATTTTCCTAAAGCAAAATCTGATGACACAGACAAGCTAGATGATAGCGTTGATCAGGGAACTTTAACAGACAATACTGTAATGAGCAGATATGTAGAAGGTATTTCTCAAGCAGCAAAGTTTGATAAGGTTAAAAATTAATTTTTTTATAAATAATTAGGTTATAAAATATAACAAACAAAGTAAAACAAGGAGAAACTGATGTATCTTTCAGAAGAACTACAAAAGAAGTGGCAACCAGTCCTTGAACATGCTGATCTTCAAGAAATTAAAGATCCGTATAAAAAGGCTGTTACCACAGTAGTACTCGAAAACCAAGAGAAGGCTCTTCGTGAAGAAAAAGAAGCTCTTTTCGAGGCTACACATGCTAACGCAACAGGCGCAAGCATCGACAACTATGATCCTATTTTGATCTCGTTGGTAAGACGTGCTTTGCCTAACCTTATGGCTTACGATGTTTGTGGAGTACAACCTATGTCTGGTCCTACAGGACTTATCTTCGCAATGAAGTCTCACTTTACTAGTCAAACTGGTACAGAGGCTTTATTCAACGAAGCAGACACAGACTTCTCAGGTGGCGGTACACACGCTGGATCTAATCCAGTAGACGGTACTTACACTACAGGAGCTGGTGTAGCTACAAGCACTGCAGAAGGGTTTGGAGACAGCACTACACTAAATGAAATGGCATTCTCAATCGAGAAGACAACTGTTACTGCTAAGTCAAGAGCACTTAAAGCAGAATACACCGTTGAACTTGCTCAAGACTTGAAAGCCGTTCATGGTCTAGATGCAGAATCCGAGCTAAGTAACATCCTTTCACAGGAAATTCTAGCAGAGATCAACCGTGAGGTAATTAGAACTATTTACAAAGTAGCAAAAACAGGCTCAGCCTCAACTGCTACAGCTGGAACATTCGACTTAGATGTTGATTCCAACGGTAGATGGTCAGTAGAAAGATTTAAAGGTCTTTTATTCAATATCGAGCGTGATGCTAATGTCATCGCACAAGACACAAGGCGTGGAAAAGGTAACTTCATCATCTGTTCATCAGATGTAGCAAGTGCTCTTTCAATGTCAGGTGTTCTTGACTATGCTCCAGCATTATCAACTAACTTAAATGTTGATGACACAGGTAACACATTTGCTGGTGTATTAAACGGTAGATATAGAGTATACATTGACCCATATTCAGCAAACACAGGAGCTGCTAGCCAGTTCTATGTTGTTGGTTATAAAGGCACAAGCCCTTATGACGCTGGTCTATTCTATTGTCCATATGTTCCTTTACAAATGGTTAGGGCTATTGACCCAAGCACATTCCAACCTAAAATTGGTTTCAAAACTAGGTATGGCATGAT